TCGTGGTCGCGTCCTTGATGCGCACTTCCTTGACCTTCAGACGATCATCGGAGCTGGAGTATGAAATTTCACCACTTGTTGCGTCGTAATACATAGCCGTACCAGTCTGGCTGCGCAGGGGTTTCACGAAGAAGGCGGAGTCGGCGTCTGTGTTCAAGAAGAAACTAGTAGAATTGAGGGCGATGGAGTTGGCGTGTTGGCTGGTATGACCCGCACCGTAGCCCACAGCGATGGCGTAGCTGCCTTGATTGGAGATACCCGCGTAGCTCGCCAAAGCGACGGCGCGAGAGCCTTGATTGTACCGAGCCGTATTGTACCCCACAGCGACGGCGCGCTCGCCTTGAGAGGTCTGACCCGCAAACGCTCCCACAGCGATGGCGAAGGGGCTTTGAATGATTTCACCCGCCTCGAACCCCACACCGACGGCGCGCTCGCCTTGACGATTGTAACCCGCGTAGGTCCCCACGGCGGTGGCGTCGGCGCCTTGAGAGGTCCTACCCGCATGGTACCCCAAAGCCGTGGCGGCGATGCCTTGAGCGCTCTGACCCGCTACGACCCCCACAGCGACGGCGCGAGAGCCTTGATTGTACTGACCCGCGTGGTTCCCCACGGCGGTGGCGTAGATGCGTTGAGAGTTCTGACCCGCACCGGACCCCACAGCTGTGGCTTGCTGACCTTGATTGTTGCTACCCGCGTTGATCCCCACGGCGACGCCTTGGATCCCCTGATTGGACCGACCTGCACTGCTCCCCACAGCGACGGTGTTGTCGCGTTGAGAGTTCTGACCCGCTTGGTAGCCCATAGCCACCGAAAATGAATTCTGCCCCAATTCACCGGATTGAAAGCCAATAGCCACGGATTGAGATCCTTGGCTCACACGCCCAGATTCATGTCCAATAGCCACGGATTGAGATCCTTGGGTGGATTGTCCAGATTGATAACCCATAGCCACCGAAAATGAATTCTGCCCCAATTCACCGGATTGAAAGCCAATAGCCACGGATTGAGATCCCTGTATGGATTGACCCGATCTATAACCTATAGCCACAGATTGTGTGTTTTGACTCATTCTACCAGCTTCATGACCAATAGCCACAGATTGAGATCCTTGATCGGATTGTCCAGAATGAAAGCCCACGGCCACGGATGCAGCTCCTTGATAGGACTGACCCGCTTGGTAGCCTATAGCCACCGAAAGGTCATTTTGACTTGTTTGTCCAGAGGTATCCCCAATAGCAACGGATTGAAATCCTTGGTTGATCTGACCAGCTTCGTGACCGATAGCGACTGATTGGGGCCCCTGGGACGTCTGTCCCGATTGAAAGCCAAGGGCGGTTGATTGTTGACCTTGTGAGGTCTTACCGGATTCAAAACCAATGGCCACAGATTGAGTGTTTTGAGCCACTTGACCAGCGTTGTCTCCCATAGCCACCGACTGGGTTGCTTGGTACGATTGTCCGGCATTGGAGCCAATAGCCACGGATTGGGCATTTTGGGACAATTGACCAGCCACATAACCTATAGCCACTGATTGTGACCCTTGGGCTGTTTTACCTGACTCAAAACCAATGGCGACCGAAAAGGCATTTTGACCTGTTTGTCCAGAGGTATCCCCAACAGCAACGGATTGAGATCCTTGGTTGATCTGACCAGCTTCGTGACCGATAGCGACTGATTGGGACCCCTGGGTGGATTGCCCAGACTGGTAGCCCATAGCCACAGATTGAGATCCTTGATCGGATTGCCCAGACTGGTAGCCTATGGCCACAGATTGAGTGTTTTGACTGTACTGAGCCGCATTTAGACCAATTGACACACACTGACTGTCTTGTGAAGTCATACCAGATTGATGCCCGATGGCCACGGATTGTTCTCTTTGTTTTGTTTGACCAGATCTAAATCCCATAGCCACGGATTGTATACCTTGCGACGATTGGCCACATTCATAACCAATAGCTACAGATTTTTCGCCTTGTTGTGTCTGCCCACACTGAAATCCAACGGCTGTAGTTTTTGTACCTTGTCCAGATTGACCAGATTGATACCCTATAGAAACAGACTGTGCATTTTGTTTATACTGACCAGCATTTGTACCAATTGCAATGGTTGATGTACCTTGTACAGATTGACCAGCATTAGATCCAATGGCTATAGAAAACGCATTTTGACCCACTTGACCGGAACTAAAGCCCAGCGCTACTGTCTGTAACGCTGGTTGAGTCTCACCAGCTTTGTGACCAATGGCCACAGATTGATTCCCTTGTGATGTCGCACCAGCCTGATATCCAAGAGATACCGATTCATTACCCTGACTAGTCTGTCCAGACTTATAACCTACGGCCACCGATTCAGAACCCTGAGTTAGTTGACCAGTTAAATAGCCAACCGCAGTTGACCGATCACCTTGATTTGATTGTCCAGATTGAAAACCAAATGCGAGAGTTTCATCACCTTGATTTACTTCCGCAGATTGGAATCCCAAAACAAGACTGTTATTTCCTTGGTTTAAACGACCACATTGATAACCAATGGCGATGGATTGTAAACCTTGACCACTTTGTCCAGCTTGATATCCAACTGCAATACTTTGTGCATTTTGTCCAACTTGCCCAGATTCAAAACCCACCGCTACAGACTGGGATCCTTGTGTGGATTGCCCCGATCTGTAACCAACCGCGACCGATTGGATACCTTGCGATGTGCGCCCTGATTGATAACCAACCGCCACAGATTGTATATTTTGTGATATTTCACCGGCGTTATCACCCACTGCAACTGATTGAGTTCCCTGATACAATTGTCCTGCATTAGAGCCTATGGCAACCGATAGAGCGTTTTGTGATATTTCACCCGCCGTATAACCAATAGCTACAGATTCAGAACCCTGGGAAGTTTGTCCGGCCCGATATCCAATGGCCACAGAATTAACTTGTTGGTGAGACTGCGCAGACTGGTATCCTACAGCGACCGAACGACTTCCCTGGCGATTTTGTCCCGACTGATTTCCCAAAGCCACCGATTGAGGTCCTTGACTCGTTTGACCTGTCTGATAACCGAGAGCTGTAGACTGTATTCCTTGGTCTATTTGTCCAGTTTGATAACCAACGGCGGTTGCCTGATCACCTTGATTGGACTGCCCCGCCTGAAAACCAAATGCAAGTGTTTCGTCACCTTGATTTACCTCCGCCGTCCCAAAACCCAGAACAATACTGTTATTACCTTGATTTAATCGCCCACATTGGTGACCTATAGCGATAGATTGCGAACCCTGACCAATTTGTCCAGCTTGATATCCGACTGCGATACTTTGTGCATTTTGACCAATTTGACCCGACTCAAAACCCACGGCGATTGATTGAGAACCCTGTATGGATTGACCCGATCTATAACCAATAGCAACCGATTGTGTATTTTGACCCACTTCACCACACTCTTGTCCAACAGCCACCGACTGTAGTGCCTGTCTGTCCCTACCCGCGTGATAGCCAACGGCCACCGACTTTTCACCTTGTGAAGTCTTACCCGACTCTGACCCGAGTGCGATCGCGTTTATACCTTGACACGTCTTACCTGCATCTCTACCAATCGTAATTTCGTCAAAGTTGTGATTTATAGATGTAGGTGGAGTTGATGTCGTACTGTTTGTATTATCCTGGTTGAGTTCAGCTAAAAATATATGGTTGAACCGACCAGCATTACCAATGAATGGCATTACTACTATTAGTTAGCGAATAAAATACCACTAAGTCCATTGCGTATTCTGAGAACATTATAATTTACGGCGTATATTGTGATCTCATTTTGACTTAGACGGTTTGTTCCTCTAACGATGTCTCGTATTACAATTTTAGCGTTATCGAGTCTACTAAAATTACACGTACCAGTTGGCTTATATTCGGATGCATTTTTACAAAAATGATACGCAAAATAACGTGTATAAAGTGGGCATTTTTCAGTCTCCACAAAGTTTACGAGACCAAATTTAGAACTATTATAGTTTTGAACTATATGAAAGTATAGAGGGGACATATTTTCTAAAAGAGCTGTACCATTTAGGTATATATCAGCGCTTGAAAATGATAATTTATCTTCTTCTATGACACCACCTTGTGCGGTGTAGCCAAAAAATAAACTTTTAACCGGATGATTAAATGGTGATATATCAAGCGTTGTTTTAGGTAATTGTATCGCATCGTTTATTTTCTGAACTTGTGTAATCACGAGATCCATTGGAGTATTAATAAATTTGTTTCTTTCTTCGGTATCCAAGAAAATATAATTTCCATAACACTTTACACCAGATACATTTTGATTAGCAAAGTTTATTCGAATTTCAACTTCATGATATTGAAGCGCTACGAGAGGTAAAAACATATCATTGTCACAAAAAAAGAAATGTAACGGAATAAACATATTGTTCGATTGTGAAGTTTTGTTCAAAATTTCTTGTGCCTTTACAAAGTTTTCTGCCAAATAGTTTTGCCATATATCAGAAATAAAGTCATATGGGTGCGAATCAATTTTAATACCACCCATATAGAAGTCAATTGTTGCACCGTCAAATTTTGTCAAAAGATCCGTACCCTCGAACCAGACAGAATTTATAATATCTCCCCAACTTGGAATAATTATAGAACTGTTTTCTGTTGTAATTTCTTTGATCAATCGTGGAGCTTGAGAAAAATTTGTATGTCTTTTGTACTTCATACTGAAGAGTGACATACCAGTTTCACTCGTTATATAAACGTCTTGCGCACCCTTTGATGCGAGTTGAACTAATGCACCCGACATTTATTTATTAGATAGATTATAAAAACAGACACTTTCCCTGAGGGAATTCGTCCTTCTTTTCCTCCTCAACTTTACCGTGGACTTTGAAACCACCCTGTCGATACACTTTCATTCTCTTATAGTACATAGCTGTAAATATGGACCATGGATCGTGGATGTCGTAGATATGCGGATTGTTCTTTTTACCTTTAGTCTCTCGCATAATACGACCTATACTTTGTGTAATATCGGATTTTGGGGACGCTAAAATAACCGTATCTAGGGTTGGGATATCTAGACCTTCGTGGGCTTGTGAGAAGGTGGCAAAGATGATCTTCTTTTGTGATGAAGCCTGAAGGTCAGCCTCTTTCATACCACCCATGTAGAGTCCCGAGTTTTTGGGGAAACATTGGTGGAGCATTTCACAGTGCCACCGACGATCACTGAGAACAAGGAGTTGCCTCGTTCCCGCAGAAGCTTTTTTCACGAGTTGAACGAGCATTTGATTCCGCTTCCTGTCTTCAACAACTTCTGTGACCATATTGGGCATTGATAGTTTACCGTTTCTCGTACACGGTGGAGGGTTTCTGTAGTTGAATGATTCATAAGTTACTGGAAATACCTCAACCTGTTCCTGATTCTTTCGCTCTACCGCAAAGAATGTGGGTCCCATAAACCAATGAAGAACCTTCGTGAGACCATCTTTTCGTTCGGGTGTCGCCGAAAGACCAAAAATGTGCTTGGGACACATCTTGAAGAGGGACTGACTGAAGACCTTGGCACAAATGTGATGTGCTTCATCCACGATCAGTGTACCAATGGAGTCAAAATCACTGAAAGAATACTCCTTGAGGGACAGGGATTGAAGCATGGCTATGACAAAATCACAATCAGTCTCCTTCTTATCTTGTTGAACTATACCTATCGTGGCACCCGGGCAGAACTGTTGAATGCGTTCCCGCCATTGATCTGCGAGAAACTGTTTATGAACTACAATCATTGTGCGGTAGCCCAACTTACACGCTATTGCCAAGGATACGGTGGTCTTGCCATACCCGCATGGGAGCGAGAGAACACCATGGCCCGCACTAATAGCTGCAGCAAGAGCCTCGTTCTGGTGGGTTGCGTCTCGTAACTGACCGACGAACTTGGCGCTGGATCTCGCTGGCTCGGGGCGACGATCCTCCTTGGGCTTTCCCACCTTACCAACTCCGTAGAATCTTGGAACGCACACTCCATTCTTAGCTGTTCTAAAAACCTTGAAAGGTGGGGGAGGAAATCCATAGTCGCTGTTGACCTGTGGTCTTACTGTCAGTTCCTTTTTAATTTCCTGAATTGGTCCCTCAGTGACGAGGTATCCCGTCCGCGTCAACATTTAATATATTAAAGAATAGTAACTTTATATAGTTACAATGCCATCCCTTGACGTGGAAGAGAATATTAAAAAGATCCAAGAAGCGATCGAAAGTACGTACCAAGAACTTCACCGTCTACAGGGAAGCCTTCGCGTGTTTGTGGGTTTCAAGGAAAATGGTTTGACCACGATTGATATTCCAGAAAAGAAAGAAGAAGAAGAAGAAGTCAAGGAAGTGAAGTAATTGACATGAGCTTCCATGCGTAACCACTATAATTACCGACATTCCATATACCCGCGAAGTCAACTTCGACTTCAACTTCATCACCCTTTATAAGAGACTGCACCGGACGACCATTGACGTTGCACATCACTCTCCTATAACGGAATGGAACTTTCACTGTAAGAATTCGACCATCGAGTGGATCATCTACATGCGAATTCTTAATAAGCCACGACTTATTTGCGTGAATTCGGTGTATAATTTGAGAACAATTTTCAGGAATGACCAAACGAATATATTTTTTGTCGTTGTGGTCATACATGGGTTCGTAGACTTTTGCCTCAAACTTCATTGATTTCTATTTATATAAATTAGAATTAAAACTATAAGTGTCAATAAAACGACTGTCAAAATATCTGTTACGAGGCGGGGTTGAAGTGGTTTTCGTGTATTAAATAATTGATGACTGAGCGTCCTTGAAACTTCAACAGATGCTTCGATACTCGAGAATGGTGTTTTTCGTGGCGACATCATACCGCACATCGCAACCTTTGAACATTTACCAAAAAATGGAAGTTGGCCATGAAGACTGAGAACCCCGGAAGATTGTGTAAATTCCCAGTGATCCTCTTTCCATTCTGAACCCCAACCAATACGAGCTTCTCTCGGTGGTGGTAAACCGAGGTCGTGTACAACTTTATTTTTTATTGTTTCTGGATCAGATGAGAGAACATCTTTTGTTAAATTACATATGACACACGAAACTGTCTTACCATCGGACAAGACAACTGGTTGAAGATTCCATTCTGTTTTTGATGCAATTTCCAAGTCGTCCCCCAAATGTATAGTTTTGTCATAATCTAAAAGAACGTTTATGGAACCATACGTACTTTCGCGAACTTTTTTGTCTGCGTCGGATCCCCAATTATCACCTAAAAATTTGAGAGCTGGACTATTGTCTATACATAAGAATAACATTCCATCATTTACAACCATTTCATCTGTGAATGTAGCTTCATAAGTGTCTTCAAAGTATTCAACGTTTTGAAGCTCCTTACCGAATACAAAGTTCACACCTTTTTTCATGAGTGCTATTTGCATTTTATCACACATGACTTTTCCAGAAACTTTTTGTGTATATTGCTTCGAAAGTCCCACATAATCGAAATTTTTTACAAATTCATACGCTGACATGATATCCCAAGTCACACCATCCATGATAAGTGGAAGATGTTGAATAAATTTTTGACCACTCTCTGAAAGTTTACCCACGGCATCTTTTAGAGAAATTTTCCGATACTTTTCGGGTTGTGTCAACACGCGTGTAGCGAGGGATGCGAGCATTCCATAATCACCAAGTTGTAGGGAGCGATACATAAAACCATAAATATCCTTCTTTACAGGTTTGAATATATGATTCCAATTGATTTTCATTTCACGAAAGAGACTGTGGGTATTCACAAAAGCCTTGTCAAAAACTATTCTGTGTGCGTGAAGATCTCTCATGTCTGTATCTGGTTCCCACCAAGAACCACCCGCGGATGTCTTTCTATCATAAATTGTAATATCGTGTTCCCCTGACCTGAGTATTTCCCAAGCAAGCGACATACCTGTTGGTCCAGCGCCAACAATATGAATCTTCATTCTACTTTTAACATTTATATTAATCCAGATTCTCTTCTCTCCTCTGGAGTCTTGATGGCATACATGGCACTAAGAAAAATCACAGTGGAGATGAGTGCGTATTCAATGTCTTGTGTGGCACTGAAAGCAATCAACATGATCGACAAGAATCGGAAAGTCTTGCTATTGAAAAGAGTCTTAAGGTTCTTTGGAATCTTGATCGCGTTACCAGAGAACAAACCTTGATACAAGATGATGAGGGTAAACAAGATTGGTTGTGCCTTAATAACGGTTTCAGTTGGTGTGCTGAGTGGTCCAAGGAAGTTTGAGAACTTTTTCATTTAAAGTAACCTAAGATAAAAATAAAATATCTTCACAGAGTAGGATGCTATGCGTCGCAACCCATAGACCACTGAAACCCCCTCCGTCACAGAAGATGAAGACCTGGAAGTTTGCCGCCAAATTTGTATGGAAAAATAATTTTGTAAAAGATAAGGCAGAACTTGGGTCTTGGACGAGGGATCAACTTTTGGAACTTGGACCGACTTTTGTGAAATTGGGTCAAATCGCATCTACGAGAGCCGATCTGTACCCTCCCGAATTCACAAAACAGTTGGAGTCTTTACAAGACAATGTTCCTCCAGTGGCATATGATGTTGTACAAGATGTTGTAAATTTAGAATACTTTGACGAGTTTGAACCAATACCATTCAAATCTGCGAGTATTGGACAGGTACATCGCGCAAAACTGAAAAACGGGAAAGATGTCATCGTCAAAGTCAAACGACCTAATATATACGAGACTATGAAGGTGGATACAGATAATGTCCGTGAGATTGTGCGTTTTTTGGAAAAAGTTGGGGTTGACACTGGGAATAGCTCAGAGTTTGTGCTCAATGAATCCATCGAGTACCTTTTGGGTGAATCAGATTATCAACAAGAAATTGAGAACGCCGTGCGTTTTCGAAAGAATATGAAAGATGTAAAGTGGGTAAAGGTACCAAAAGTCTATAAGGATTTTTGTACGGATGACACCATCGTCATGGAATATGTTGAATCTGAAAAACTCACGGAACTCACAGATCCAAATGTAAATAGAAAGAAGATCTGTGAAGCTCTCATCAATTCCTATGTGATCCAAACGATGGACAAAGGCTTTTTTCACGCAGATCCCCACCCCGGTAATTTAGGGTTTTCACCTAAGGGCAAGTTAGTCTTCTACGACTTTGGTCTCATTGTAGACCTTTCCGAAGAACTTCGCGATGGGTTCAAACAACTCTTCGGATGTATAATAGACAAGGACACGAAGGGAATTGTTCAAATTCTTGTGAACCTCGGTGTCATAATACCTATGAGTTCAGATCTTTCAGATATTGAACTCTTTTTTGAAACAGTTTTGGGTTATCTTGAAACCCTCGATGGTTCAAATATAATAAACGACGATATAGCGGCACAACTTGCGGCTGAAAAGCCATTCATGGTACCGACGAGTTTTGTGTATTTAGCAAAATCCTTCTCGCTCATAGAGGGTATATGTATCCAGTTAGATCCAGAGTTCAACTACTTCACCTACCTAGAACCCATGATCAAACAACAATTTGTGGAATCAGTTGACATACAAGATGCTATCATGAAGACGGCAGAAATGCCCGCGAAGATACGAAATATAAGTACGGCTGTTTTGGGTTTGGAGAAATCCAAAGCGGCCATGAAAAGGTCTATGTCTAAAACAAGACAAGATATACGCATGGTTCAGTATAGTATAGTGAGCGCGCTCTTGGCGGATCAGTTTGACGATACATCATTAACGATGGCGTTTGTTCTGTGTACTTTGTGGTTTGCGTTTAGTTCTCGTAAAAATCGATAGCGACTTCTTCCTTTTTCTGAGAACCCTTGAAGAATTCCTGGTGTTCTTTGAAGATTTCCTTGACACGCCGTTGTTCATCGCGGCTAATATCCGACAACTTCTCTCGGATCTTACCCACGTCTGTGTCATTTTGTTTCTTCATCTTCTTACCAAACTTCTTGAAACGGTTAGTCTTCGCCATGAAAGTTGTAGATGTTGTGAGAGAGAACATTTATTATCTACTATCTTTTTATTTTTAAGCGCTTCAACTTTTCTTCAAACTCACGCCTCTCCCCCGGTGAATCTATCTCTTTTCCTGTGGCGAGAGCCTCAATCTCCGGTCCCGTGAGATGCATCGCGTTTACCCTGAAATCCCTAAACGCCTCCATTGTGATGGGTGCGAGAGGTTCAACCAAGTCATAAATAGCATTCGCGTAGTCCCTGATCTCCTTTTGGGCGTGATCATCCATACGAAGATGGAGATAATGCATCAAGTTGTGGAGGTTAATCTTCCAATAGAATTCGGTATAGGTACACTGTGGGAGGTTGCCACGCGCCTGTTCCCGACACACCCCCTCCCCGAGAAGGCTCTCATACAATGTAAAAGAATGTTCTAAATGTTCGTTAATTTGGTTCGTCTTTTCTTCGTTGACCTCCACAACCCCCTCAGATCCCTGGTTATTTACCTGAGACTGACCTCGTAGAACTCCTGGGTTGTAGTACTGTTTCGGTACGACGGAGTAGCGGGCGGAGAGTTCATTGACGGAGGCTGTTCGATGTCGAAAATGTTGACGGGCGATGTAGAGGGGCATCTTGATGTGGAACTTGAATTCCACCATTTCGAAAGGCGTTGTGTGCCAATGTCGAAGCAAGTACCTGAGGAGTCCTCGGTCTCCTCGGGAAGTCTTTGTTCCGTCTCCATATGATACTCTGGCAGCTTGGACGATTGAGGTGTCCAAATCTTGTTGCGGCATGTGATCAACCAATCGTACAAATCCTTGGTCCAAGACATCTTTTTGCATAGTGTTCTAATTCTTAGTTCCCCCCAAATCTTTAATCAAGTCATCGATATCACGATAGTACCTTTTGAGATCCTTCATAAACCTCTTGTTATTCTCAAGAACTTCACACTCAGGTTTGTTGAGATAAATCCAAGCTAGGTTTGATTTTGAATATTTTGTCCTCTTTTGATTGTCATTAGGTTTGCGAGCCACCAACTTGGTGGACTTTTTGGTTTTCTTGGTGGTTGCTGTGACTTCCACACGATTCACAAAACTGAGGGCTTGCATGACGGTGTCAGCCAAGTCATCTTTCTTTTTAGACTTGAGAAAGGTCTCCAACCAATGAGCGTTTGTGGGTCCACTCCGAATGAATTCTTCACATCTCTCAATGGAGACCTTCTTCCGTTTGTTATACTGCGCTTTGCCGGGGCCAGCGACATCTGGAATCTTGTGACGCGCATCATAGAGAATTGTCTCCGCATTAGGACATTTAATGATAAAGTATGCATGGAGGAAATGCATGACGGATACCATTTTCTTGTTACGATCTGGTTGCTTTTCTATGAGGATTGTTTGGGCAGTAAGAACCCAAGGCCTCTCATCTAAGTGTTTTCTCAATGAGACATAGATACCATCTTTGTGTTCGGGTGGGACACCGGAGACATCCCATTCCTCCACAAGGTTATTTGTTTCATTGAGTAAGCACATGGCTAAATTCCGAATACCAACATCAATACTCAGAATCATTAATTTAAAGGATCTTTATATCTTTAACTTAGAATCGGCGCGCACCACCGAGGCGAGAAGCACCCGCTTTACCTAAATTGGCAGCAGCCGACTGTCCAGCTGGGGAGAGACCGATGACAATCATGACGAGGACAAGAAGGCAGCAGCACACAACGGCGGCGATGATGGCATACTTCACTGGACCGGTGAAACCTTCGAAAAAAGCTGTGATGAACTGAGCTAGGCCTTTGTTTTCAGACTTAAGGTCTGCACCAGCCGCGGCACTCAACTGATTCATCACTTCACTTGAAGCAATAGCACCGGTAAGCGCCGTTGTCACAGCTTCGGCAATCACTTGTGCTTTGACATCCTGACTCCAATTGATATCACCACCTTCACGGCAATCATACCCATCAATGATGAGATCGCCACCTTGAACAACAACGCTTTCGGAGACGGATTCATTTTCATTGACGGTCTTGATTGTATTCTCAACAATGTTTTGAATTTCTAATGTCACTGATTGATTGACATTTTGTTTATCACCAAATTGCATGTTACCCATTTCTGTAGCCTTTTCAATTTGAGCTTGAACCCCAGCTTGCATTTCATTTGTGATGGCGTTTTTAATTTCAGTTTCATTTTCAGCTAGTAATTCCGAAGATGATGTCACCATGGATTCAACTTTTTGATTAAAGTCTGATGAGCATCCTCTCACATTTCTCATCACCACACGCAAGTTTTGAACAACCGCACCTGAGGCGACCGCCGACGCGCTGTTTTCTGTGATTGACTCAAAAATACTTTTGTTGATGGCAGACATGTTGAAATTTTGATTGATCGTTTGGGATCCACCTCCTCCCATGATGTTATATTAATGTGGGCTGAGAAAAAAATGTCTCAGTATTACAAATGAAACTCAACATCAGGAAGATGTCATTGAACCAGGTGGTCCTTGTGTTGGCTATCCTTGTTGTCGTGGGTTGGAATATCATGCGTGTCAAACGGGAAAAGTTGGAAGACAAGAAGTCTGAAGCTATTCTCTATGTTGAGAACTCCGAAGAACCAAATCCATTCATTGTCTATGGTATGGTGAAGAAGCAAACCGATGATGAAGAGAAGCAAAAGAAGGCTCTCACCTTGGCGAACGAAAAGAAGACGGCGGAACTCTTGGAATTTTTGAAGACTTTGTAAGTATCTAAAAACTTAACTCTCCCTCGGGAACCTATATATTTTCTGAGGTAAAGGTAAGAAGCATCATGGGAGTAGGTCATAGTGCTCAAAAATGTAAGGACTACCTTGACAAACCTGAGGATGACAACCTGAGTGATGAAGGGAAAAAGGCGTGTAAGGATATGTGTCCAGACTTTCCCGATAAAGAAAAATGTACCCCTACATATGATGAAATAATTAATTTTTACAATGAAGAACCCCCAGCAAAAGCGTGTAAATATGCATTATGTGACCACTGGACTTGGGATGGTGACGGATCGTGTTGGCGGGGTTTGACTGGCAATTACACGAATACATGTTCAAATAGCTCCGCCGATGGTACCCCAGTTCTTGGTGGGCATGGGTGTAATAGTTCATCATATAGAATATCTGGTTGTGAGGATCATGAAATTTTAGGGTATTATAAAACTAACTACAGGGGTGATCCCAGAGTATTTAGAAGTCCCAAAGGTGATTTATGGGAAAATAATCTAAGGTCTGTAAAAGTTACAGCGATTCCAAGAAGAATATGGAAACGCATCTTAGTCAACACAGATGGAGAGTGTCCGGGTGCCACTAACACTTATAAAAGGGTTGTTGGTAAAAAGAATGCGTGTTTCTATGATGATGGAAATGATACAGCCTTGCGATCTCTACTGGCTGGTGGTAGTGCGACCGACCATGCGGCTGTCAAAGAAAAATTCTGTAAACTATCCAAAAATGTATTCAAAAACCCCGGAGGTGGTCCGTGCCTTGAATATGACACCGCCAAGTCACTCGCCAAGGAGTACTGTAGTGTTGGTGATCGGATAGCCACAGATGCGAGTTGTACCCCAACCAATCTTGGCAACTTTTACGCGGGTATTGCTGAAACCTATTGTAAAACGGCCGCAGGTAAAGCTGATGTGTGGTGTTCTTGTTACAATGTAACGAATAATGTATGTGATACAGATTCCGCCGCGGCGGGATGTGATAAGAAGAGGCAGCAATTTGACAAGTTAGTTGAGGCAACCCCTGAAGGATTTAGAAATGTGTGGTCGGGTAAGGCAGCCTGTTTTGGGGGTGTGTGTCAAGGTGCTAAGTATGTACCTCAAAACGCGAACCAAAACTGTAACGCACCTGTACAAATCTGCGCACAATCATTTGACCTGAGTCAGATTTCCGAATCAACGATTGAAGCGCAGTGTAACTTGACGGCTACTACCACAACTGCACCATCTGCGGGGGATACTCCTTCGGGAACACCTTCGGGAACACCTTCGGGGGATACTCCTTCGGGTGGTATTGGGGACTATATTCCTCAATCCCTTGACGATATAAGAAATGACTCTAAAAAACAATTGGCTGTTGGCGGGGTGAGTACACTATTCATAATATGTTGTTTATTATTGGTTGTGGTCTTAGTGTCTTCAGGTGGTGGTGGGGGTGGAGGTCCATCCCGTTTCCGTAGATAAATAACTTAACTCTGCCTCAGGAACCTATATTTTCTAAGGTAAAGGTAAGAGACATTCATGCCGAAGGAATGTAAACTAACTGTATATCCAGCACCTGATTTTAGGACATCGACATATGGACGTACCACGAATGTCTGGGGATTCAATAAAAAATCCGATATTGGATTCGGTGGTGCTATAAAATCATGGCAGCCACCCGAAAGTAGTCCTCGTACTTGTAGTCCAGATGCGACAATAATCGGATTTGCTAACCAAAATAGACACGGTAATCGTATAGTGTTGCCTATAAAAGCGGGTAGGTATCGCGGTATGAATATAGAGTCTATCGGCATTTGGTGGCCACTTCAAGATATTGACTGGAATAAGAATATTTCAGCTAAAATGAAAACACCCCCAAATACATTTATTAGTGGTATGCGGAACGACGCATGTCCGGGTGGTGATGGATATTTTACTTCGAAGTATCATGGTAGTAACTATTTAGAATGTGTGTATGATAAATATGACGAAACTCGTTTAAGAACTCTTCATGCAACTACTTCAGGTAGTAATGATAAAGCTCTAACATTTTCAGACTTGAAAACAAAATTCTGTGCTGTAAGTGAAAATGTATTCAAAAATCCCGGTGGTGGTTCGTGTCTTGAATATGACACAAGTAAAGCACTCGCCAAAGAGTACTGCAGTGTTGGTGATCGGATAGCTACGGATGGGAGTTGTACCTCAGTCAATCTTGGTAACTTTTATGCCGGTGTTGCCGAAGCCTACTGTAAAACAACCGCAGGTAAAGCTGATCCCTGGTGCTCATGCTATAATGTAAACAGTGGGGTGTGTGACACTGATTCAAGTGCCGCTGGGTGTGCACAAAAAAAACAAACATATGACAAGTTGGTTGAAGCGACGCCAGAAGAGTATAAAAATTCATGGAATGGAATGGCTGCGTGCTTTGGTGGTGTGTGTACCGGTGACAAGTATATACCTGAAAATTCTAACCAAAATTGTAATAGACCTGTTCAAGTGTGTGTTCAAGATTTTGATATCCAAGGTATAGCCGATTCAACCATTAACGCTACCTGTGAGCAAACGGCCAATGTGGGAACTCCACCATCCACGGGTGACGGACCATCTGGAACACCGTCTGGAACACCCTCGGGAACACCATCTGGAACACCGTCTGGAACACCTTCGGGTGGTATTGGGGACTATATTCCTCAATCCCTTGACGATATAAGAAATGACTCTAAAAAACAATTGGCTGTTGGCGGGGTGAGTGCACTATTCATAATATGTTGTTTATTATTGGTTGTGGTCTTAGTGTCTTCGGGTGGTGGTGGGGGTGGAGGTCCATCCCGTTTCCGTAGATAAATAACTTAACTCTGCCTCAGAAACCTATATATTTTCTAAGGTAAAGGTAAGAGCACTATGTCATGTGGAGTTCAATCATGTGGGTGTCCCATAGATGACCGAACAAATGTACATCTGGATTGGCCTAATCGTAAAGTATTTAACTATGAGCGCGCAGGTACCAGACCAATCCAATTTATATCACATAATGGTGTAAATGGGTGTGGTATGGTAAGTGGTGATACTATATACACAGGTTGTAATTATATATACCAAAAATACGGAGATGCCATTGCTCAATGTGGACATGCTGTAGCAGTAACTTTTTATACAGATATTCCCGAGTCACGCCCCAATAATATTAAGGCTATTACAGATGCTGATTGTCCGGGTGCCGTTAAAGTATATGCACGTCCAAATGGTAAAAAGAGTGTGTGTTTTTATAAAGATGATGACGAATCAAAAATTAGAAAGGTTTTTGACCAGAAGGGTGGGAATGCTGAAATGAGTATCCTTTTTAATAGTTTAAAGGAGAATTTTTGCAAACTATCCAAAAATGTATTCAAAAACCCCGGGGGTGGGTCTTGTCTTGAATATGACACTATTAAGTCACTCGCAAAAGAGTATTGTTCAGTTGGTGATCGGATAGCCAAAGATGCGAGTTGTACTCCAGAAAACCTTGGTAACTTCTACGCTGGTATTGCCGAAACATATTGTAAAACTGCCACGGGTAAAGCAGACCCATGGTGTTCGTGCTACAATGTAACGAATAATGTATGTGATACAGATTCCGCCGCGGCGGGATGTGATAAGAAGAGGCAGCAGTTTGACAAGTTAGTTGAGGCAACCCCCGAAGGATTTAGAAATGTGTGGTCTGGTAAGGCTGCATGCTTTGGTGGTGTGTGTCAAGGTGCTAAGTATGTACCCCAAAATGCGAATCAAAACTGTAACGCACCTGTACAAATCTGCGCACAATCTTTTGACTTGAGTCAGATTTCCGAATCAACGATTGAAGCACAGTGTAATTTGACGGCTACCACTGGTACACCATCATCTGCGGGGGATAGTCCTTCGGGGACACCTTCCGGTACCCCAACACCTTCACCTTCCGGCACCCCAACACCTTCACCTTCCGGCACCCCAACACCTTCACCACCTGAGAATGGTATTGATCTTAACAATAATACAACACGGTTGGCTATTGGTGGTGGTGCACTATTATTGGTGTGTTGCTGCCTACTGATTATTATAGTACTAATGTCCTCTGGTGGAGGAGGAGGCTCATCCCGTTTCCGTAGATAAATAACTTAACTCTCCCTCAGGAACTCATATATTTTCTGAGGTAAAGATAAGAGACATCATGGGTGGTGGTGGTTCGGCTCCCACTACCATTACAGTTGATCAATGTGAAGAGATGGACAAGATGTTAAAAGAGGAATATGGTGACGATTTCGCAACAAATAGAGAAAAGTTTCCAATCACATCTCAGGCACTCGGTATGCTCGCTTCAACACCATGCGAAGAATATTTTGGATATGAAGATCTGGTCACAGAATATTGCGGGGACATAAAAAACTTCACTGAACAAATTGGTAATGGACAGACATGTGCCGATCGTTTGGGAACTGCTGAGCGTAAGAAGTGGTGCCTTATGGATGATGAAGGTACGCGTCTTAAAACAGATGGTAAGTGTGTAAAGAATTTGTTGCGTGACCAATATGATGCCACAGCGTCGTCTTTTTGTAGCCAAAATCCAACCGATGAATGGTGCGCATGTTACAACCTGAAAAATAAGGTGTGTGATACAAACCCCTCAGCTGCTGGTTGCGACTATTTCAAAGTATTAGAGGACAATCGTCAAGTATTTGGACCTCAACCGGTTATATCAGAAGACCCCGATGATCCCTCAAAAACTGTATACGGATATTCCGATGGTTTCAATATCTTAAAAAATAATGCACACTGTACGCTTAGGGCATGTAAAAAGGGTTACATTCCATCAAATGTAAAGAGTGATTGTAAACCTTCATACAATTTTTGTGAAAAAGATATTAACATTCAATCACAATCAATTGCAAGTATTGCGGTTGACTGTAATGCAGACATGGCTGAACTTGTACTTCCAGATTGGTGGGATGAGGAAAGAGATGATAGCTTTTGGGACGACGCGAGAGAACCACCATTTGATAAGTTCCCACTCAATAAGCTTCCCATCACCGCATTCCCTAAAAAATTTAATTGGAAAAACATGAATGTGAGATATTTGACATACTACGCAAGCTCATCATCTTCGTTATGTTGTTTGTGTCTCTTACTCATAATGTCAAGCTTAAAGAGGAGATAGTTTTTTATAATATGTCTTGGTGTTGGTGGTGTTGTCACACCTTTGAGGGTACACCTCTAACTGTTCCTCATCGTTACGACGATAGACGAAGTAAATTTTACACAGCTGGCAACTTTTGTTCATGGAGTTGTGTAAAATCGTATGCGATAGATAAATTTGGTGATGTCAAGGGGAGTATAGTGTGTGGAAACATTGTACTCATGCGACGAAAGATGTACAACCAAATAGGTCATGTGAAACCTGCACCAAATAGATTTAGGCTTGTGGAGTTTGGTGGTGATCTAACAATTGAAGAATTTAGAAAAAATCTCACACGAGATGAGGGACAGCCACAGCCAGTGGAATCATCCCCGGTTATTGATAACGTAATACCCATTATTTCAAACACAAAGAAAATGAATGAAATAAAGAATGCATCTACAAGTAACAACGCTCTAAAACTAAAAAGAAATAAACCACTCGTGAGAAACCACAATAATTTGGAGTCCGCTCTTGGATTAGTTATTACGCCTAAAACCTAGTAGTCTACTTTGTTTGTTAGTTGGAATAGATGGTGGTAAATATTCTGATTTTTTGCTATGGACCCACTTCGTCCCATCATGTGCGGACCATCTGATTCCATTCTTTTCAATAGCCTTCCTACATAGGACACATGGTAGTGAATTCCCGTGTCCGTAACATGTCTTACGCTCAATAACGAGTTCACCATATTTCCTATTTATCCAACTTGAAAACTGATGAGGTTTATTTCCCCTTTTCAAACACTCCCTCCAAAGCTGTTTGATGAGACGCCTCTCCGCACATATAGTTGAATCACTCCTCGCTTCTATGGGTTTCTTTGTCATATGACTTTCAACAATGTAATATCCCATATCAACAACAATTATTGCAGGTAGCGCCCGGATATACGAATGCACACCTATTGCACTCGTTAAGAATGATGACGTTCTTTTTTTTCGGCACAAGCCCTTTTGAAAACCTTTCGAGTTCTTTTACTGTATATAACCCGTATTGAATCATAACCTCCAATGGAGGAAATTTCATTCTACAATATTAACATCCCAAATCCTTATGTTACTTTCCCTTCATGCAACAGCTAAAGAGATTGGCGACCGCCTGTTTAGCCTTGAGCATACCTGCGAACCCATCAACCATGGCTGGTACCATAGCCTTAAGGACGAGTTCAAACTCACTGTCCTTTTCCGAATCACCGTCAATTTCACCAATCAAGTGATTGAGGATCGCGATGACCAACTTCTTCTTTTGTGGTCCCTCAAGTTTATTGAACTTGGACGCATTAATCATCAACTTCGCAACGATTGGGGGGATATCTTCCTTTTGAAGCCCATCACCCAAGTATTCTCGTTTGATGTCTTCAACCATAGTGATGACACCTTTCGCATCAATTTTACCACCGAATTTTTCCAAGATCGCTTCCATTTTATAATGTTAGTATAGATTAAAAATGGATGCAAACAACGTGGTCGCAGCATTTGCCTTTGGTATAGGTTTCGTTCAAATGTACCAGGACTATATCCGCTCTGATGAAATGGATGAGAAATCTAAAAATGCCATCCTCCTGAGTCTCCTCGCGAGCTGCCTTTGGCTCATCTACCAGTCTAGACAGTATGGTATGAATTTCACGGTGGCGTATACAACGCTCGGTCTACTCCTTCAATTGTACCTTCTCAACAAAATCCTGGTTAAAGAAAATGAGAAAAACTAATACAAGAAACAATGATTTCAACACTTAGACAACCAATGCTTACTCGTGCAGGGTTTCGTAGATCGCGAAAACATGTGACTTATGCAAAGCAAAGGAGTGCGCTTGACTTTGCAGAAGTTGTAAATGGTCGTGCTTCTATGTATGGAGTTGTATTTGGTGGCGCAAACTGGGCTCTTACGGGTCTCAACATTACACAACAAATGCAACAAGTTCCATTTGATGCCCTCGCTATCATGTCATGTGCGTTCGTATTGATGAGTATGAAAAATGCTGACGAAAAACTTAACGAAAAACAATTTGAAGATTGGGCAACTCGTGAGACGGGGCGCACCTTTATGATAATCTTTGCGTTAATGACACTTTTTGGTCTGGGTTCTGGGCCATATTACCAATAAATTCTAACATTCTCACCTTATCCTCCATCGTAAATGTTCCTGCCCTACGCATCACGTGGGCCAAGAGCATCATGAGAATGTAAATATTGTACACGATTGGTTTCATTCTCTAAAATTATTCAATTTAATAAATTGTTCTCTTGGGTCGCATGAGAAACATGGAAATGAGAAGTGTGGATGTGAAGAGGAACACACTGAAACCAGCAAATCCCTTTTCACTTTGTTTCGCGTTATCACACTTCATGGTCCAATTGAGCGCAGCCGCACTACCGACGAGACCCATGATGGAGTAAATAAGCGCAAAGGCGACACCTTCATTTTTAACAAACTTGGTCATCAAGAGAGTGAATGGAATGGTGAGACCAATAGTGAGGGTCGCAGCCAAGTATTTGTTGAGGTTCTCTTGGATTGGTTGTCCCTTCATGGCATCACACTTAGAGTAGATGCTCATACCGATGGACGAAATAATCATGTAGAAGAAGCCAAGAAAGAGAATACCCATGACCGTCATTCCTGACACTTCAAGATCAATTTTACCAGACGCAATATTTTTTGCTCTGTTGTACATAGCGGAAGCCGTCTGAGTCGAAGTAAGACTTGACATTTATTATATATTAACAAAATAAAATATTCATAATTTAAAAGATTAAGACAATTTCAAATTATGAATATTTTAGTTTTGGGATCCGAGGGTATTATCGGTTCTAGTTTGTGTAAATATCTCGAAAAATGTAAGTATGTAGTTACACATTGGGATATTAAATTGTCTCACAACCACGACCTCAGTAATTTCGTAAATATTACCCGTCTTAAAAGTGCGATCGATGCTTCGGATTTTATATTTTTTCTTGCGTATGATGTTGGTGGAGCGAAGTATATATCGGATATAAATATAGATTTTATAAACAGAAATATGATGATCATGTTACACACATTTAACAGTCTTCAGAATAAAAAGTTTATTTTTGCTTCGAGTACCATGTATAATATGAATAATGTGTATGGAACGCTAAAACACGTAGGAGAACATTACACATCAAAATTAAATGGACTATCTGTACGATTTTGGAACGTATACGACTCCGAGGTTATATCACATAAATCACACGTTATTCCTGATATGATTCACAAATGGAAAACGAATGGATATATTAACTTGATGACATCCGGTGATGAAGAGAGACAATTTTTACACGCGGGTGATTGCGCGGAGTGTCTCACCGAAATCATGAAACATTACGATGAAATTATACGAACTGAAAAAACTATAGACGTCACAAACTTTGAATGGATAAAAATAAAGGACGTGGCAAAGTATATATGTGATGATGTGCGTGTCACCGATGTAACTATCACAAATCATGACCGTTGTAACGAACCAAGGAATTTTATATTGAAATATTGGAAACCCAAAATATCTCTACGAGATGGAATTAAGCATATCATCGATGATGGTGTGGATGGTGTGTTTTCTAATCCAACCAATATTTCTAATTTTTGATGAATCCCCGGTGAGTAAATTACTCTCACATGGACGGTAAAAATCTTTAGAAACCCTCACAATAACTTTATCGTCAATGCTACCAACTTCTTCTACTCCCTCCCCCGACCAATTTATAGTTTTACCCAACTTGGATGTCGTGATTTCAATAAACTCACGAACCGAATATGTTGTCCCCGTCGCGACAATGTAATCATCCGGGGTATATTGTTGTAACATCAACCACATAGCTTCCACGTAATCTTCTACGTGTCCCCAGTCGCGTCTAGATTCAAGGTTTCCAATGTGAAAACATTCACCAGATTGTAAACCTTTCACAATTTTCTGAGTCACGTAACTTTTATCCCTCTTTGGGGATTCATGATTATAGAGGATGGCAGAGCATGCATATATACCATAGTTTTCCCTATAATTTCGTGTGAGCCAATGTGCGGCTACCTTTGATACACCATAAATAGATCTTGGGTAGAATTGAGTGACTTCATTTTGTGGAACTTCTTTGGTGTTTCCAAACATTTCTGAACTCGACGCTTGACATATTCTACATTTATCTTGAATGTTTAGCTCTCGAACAGCTTCTAGAATATTTTGGAGACCTATTGTATTAACTTTAAATGTTTCCGTTGGTGTTCCACTATTAACTTTCGCTGCCAAATTATATATTTCGATTCTTTCATAATCTGAACACTCGGATACAATATTATACACAGTCAAATAGTCTAACACACCCCCATCACTTCGAGTGAGACGTTTAATGTCGTAACCTTTGTTTAGAAGCAACTCACACATATACAATCCATCCTGACCATTCGCACCCGTCACTATAGCGACATACATTTAAAGAACTAGCTGGTAAAACTTTAAATGCTTGTTGAAATATCAAAAGCTGAACTTATCGATAAGATTACAATTCTCGAGATAAAGTGTGAACGTATTAAGGACATTGAAAGAACTCTTGTTTATTATCGGTAATTTTTGAATGTGGTTTATATACAAACTTATCCGTTTGTAGATCAATGACTCGATCTCTTTCGTGGCACCGTTTTGCAAAAATGACGACATTATCCGTTTTTGCAAAGTGTTGCACCATACCATTTAACATAATTTGATCACCAAGACCAAGATGGTGTAAAATAGTCTTTACCATCTATCTTTAATTTTATCAAAAACTTTAACTAACATATCTTCGGTCACAAATTGATTATTACCGATATAGATACCATTATCATTTAGAATCGTAACATTTGGAGTTTGAACGGTATTTTTCCATCTATCAAGGAATGGATGTAAAAGAAGATTACCAGACACAATGGGTCTGTGTTCAATATCAAGTTCATTGAAAATGGTTTGAAGTTTTTGTACATCCCCGCGCTTCTTACAAATGAAAGGAAATGCGAAACTACTATTACCTGGGTCATTGTATGGAATATAAAAAATATCTGGATTGAGATGTTTAATAAAACATTCAAAGTTTTTACGCCTTATCGCGATGTTGTCATCCAAACGTTTGAGTTGTTCGATTCCCAAAACCGCATTTAGTTCCGTATTTCTAAAATTATATCCATCTGTTAAGAATAAAAATTGTGGATTAATATTTGGATACTTTGCGATTGTTGTTTCATAATTCTCGGGTAAAAGGTGTCTAGCCATACCATGACTTCGTTTGAGTAACATAAGTTCATAAAGATCGGTGTTATTTGTTGAAATCATACCACCTTCAATTGTAGTCATGTGATGACCATAATAAAAACTAAACGTACTTCCGACACCACTTGCACCCCGCTTTGTACCATCTGGACCCACAACACCATGAGATTCACAAATATCTTCGATAAAAATGGCATTTGGATATCTCTCTCGGAGCTGTTCTACGGGAGCATTCAAACCAAGAAGATGTGTAATGAAAATGATCGCAATATCCTCCTCTGGTAAATTATGCATATCAAAACTATATCTCTCCAGATCTACATCACAAAAAACAGGTTCAAGTCCAAGTTGAAACACGGGTGATACATTGGTAACCCATGTACACGTAGGTACGAGTACCTTTGAACCATTTGGAATGTTGTAAAGTTCCTTGACTGCCGCCATAAGTAATAAATTCGCTGTACTACCCGATGTTACATACACGGAATGTTTACAACCGAGCCAATGACTCCAATCATCTTCAAATTGTTTGACCATCTTACCACATGTATATTTATCTGAAGAAGTAATGAAATCAACGAGACATTTCTTATCGGATTCGGTAATCGCGGTTTGCATCAAAGGCCACCACATGTTGTACAAAAAACTTAAGTTTCTTTTAAGTTCTTGTAAAATATATCTTGTTTATTTTGCTTTTCAATCGATTTAATATGCCATAACGCGACGCGGGGATTTGCTTCGAGATTCGAAACCTTATCTGACCCAATGAGACGCTCGTGGAGACCCAGACTCCATTTTATTTTACCATCATTCTTGAAAAAGCGACCTTGATAATCTGGCCAGTTAATCCACCCAAAATCATTTACCGAAAAATTCATACTTTTACACCACTCTTCCGTGTATCCAGGTATAATATTAATTCGTGGTATATTCAATACATCCGAATCGAATGACTTTATGTTTTTAATCAACTCCTCCTTAGGAATTTCATCCGCGTCCAACACAAAAATGTAATCTCCGGAACACTTTGTAATGTGATAATTGCGATGATTCGAAAAATTACCACAAAATGTACGTTCATTCACTATAATTCTTTTCTTAAATTTTTCCAATACACATCTTACTTCCTTTGTAACTTTTCCACTATCGACAAGAATATTGATATCATCTTCATCATCAATCACTTTTGTGAGGAACGATAAAAGTGCGTTAAGCTCATTGTGTTCATCACATACACAAATGGCGTATGTAATTCTCATATATGATTAAAAACGCGTTAAACTTTAACATAATTTAAAGGAAATTTATTATAGTTATTTATGAAGACGATTATAAGTTTGACAAGTATACCTTCTCGCTTTAACACACTCCCCGCGATTGTATACGACCTCGAGAAGCGTCAAGATGTTGACGAAATTTGGGTAAACATTCCGTGTAAGTATAATCGATTCCCAGATGTAGATGTCGTCGTTCCAAATTTTCACACATCCTCTAAAGTTGTAATTAATCGATGTGTAGACTATGGACCTGGTACTATGTATATGGGGCCGGCCACATCTGAAACATGCGACGCCGATTTAGTCATCGTCGTTAACGATGATACTAGGTATCCAGACAACCTGTCGAGTAAGCTCATTGAATTGTATACAAATGATCCATCGTGTTGGTGTCTATCGGGGTTTAGAGTGGATGAATATATTAACACAAATGGTCGCGTTAATAGATACAATCGAGAACAAATTGATGTGACTGAAAGTTATGGTGGTGTTATTTTAGATATGAAATGGTTACGAGATATGAAGGATATATTTTTAGATTTTTATAAAATTACATATAATGATGACATAATAATTAGTAATTTACTATCTAAGATGGGAATTAAAAAGAAAAGTATATGTGATATGTCATTAAATATAGGTATGATTAAACAATATTCATATGGAATGGGTGAAGATGCACTATTTCAAAACAATGGTGAAGGAAGTCACGTCGAAAATAATAAACGAGTGTTTAAATTGTTACACGAAAAAAACCTAAGCTATTTTAATTATGATGGACAGCCACGTAGAGATCAAAGATAATTGTGATGATTTGGAAACGGTCATGGATGAAATCGCTATATGCATCAGGGAAATGCAATTCAACTATAAACTTGTTGAACGATACACTGATATCGAAGAACAGGTGTATGAAGTGTATGAATGGTACGAAAAAAATAAAAAGTTTTTAGAAGATTATATGAGTGAAAGGGATATAATAAAAGAAAGATTGAAAAGAATTGAAAAGGATGTCCGATTTCTTAACCATGATGTTCAAAATAACAAAATACAGTTACCCATACAAATGAAACACGGTGGATCATTTTCACAACTCATGGGATAGGAAAATACTTAAAGAGACTCGATCTATCATTATATATGCGCGTAGTCGTGACCCTGACGAGCATCCCTTCAAGGGAAAAGAATGTCATAAAAACTATTAAATCTATAAAAAATGGAACAGTTGTACCAGACTGTATATACGTGAACTTACCAAAGTATTACCCAAAATTTAAAAAATCACCATCGGATGATTTAATACGTGAATTAGAATCACTCGGTGTCACCGTTAACATGACCGAAGAATATGGTACTCTAAATGATATCATACCCATAATCAAAAGGGAGAAGGAATCAATCGCCGTTATAGTCACCGACAATTCGGAATATTCTATACATTTTCTAGAGTATCTACTAAAAGGGTATGAGGAATTTGGTTGCGCAGTTGGATACTCGGGTATAGCTTATCCTGAACGTGTTATGAGTATATATGGAGGACTAGGATACATAGTCGCGCATACACATGGGGAAGTAACGGATATGTTGGAAACAACATTGGGGTTTTTAATTCCGATGAACCAACTAAAAGTACCAGATGACCTAGATATAGAACCTATGACAGAATTTAAACCTGTATATTTTTCAAATGATTATGTATGGTCTAGATTTTTGGATAAAAAGGTATTCATAAAATATGATAAAATTGGTAGGTTTGGGGATGACTTTTCTAAAATTATAACACCGATACAAACAAATCCCGAGCATTCACTGTCGGGTGAAGGTAACAATTTATCTAACTTTTTTAGGTCAAGAAACCATCCAATTTTTAAAGATATTGGATATTAAATCACGAGCATTTTCTCATGACCAACTCGAAGACTCGTCTTTACGGTGACCTTATAGCCCGCATCTTTGAGATTTTTACAAAAAGAGACATCTTCCGAACACATTTCACGTAAGAGCTTCCCATCTTCAGTTTCCATTTCTACAAGAGGATAACTAAAGTATGGATATTTAAGATTCTCTATGACACCCTTTCGACACGCGAAAAATCCCATACCATTGTACACAACATTTATATATTCTTCATTCAATATTGGGTCACTCACTTCAATAAATTGAAATGATCCATTCTTTTTAAAGTAGTCCATATCCCACTCCTTGACCGCCGCGTAATGTTTGAGATCTTGCATACGATAGAGACCCGAAATTACCGGATATTTTTCAGTTTCTTCAATAAGTTCAATCACCTGTTCCGGTAAAAAGAAGATATCGGAATCAATTGTGAGCCATACATCGTAGTTTACCTCCCCGTTAAATGGAACTTGTGTCGCACCACGCAGAACATCGAGACCGAGCGTCTTCATTCTTGGAAAGGAGACAAAACTCGAGTACTCATTCATCATGATGATTTTGTAGCCCTTTTGTGTGAGGGTCAAAAGTGTCTGTGACCAATTTTTGAGGAAATTACCAGAAAACTCACGACCGGGGAGAGCTATCGCGACCGTCTTCATGTTAATATTCATCTATGTGTGTAACACTTTAAGCACTTCGTTAACGGCTGGATGTCTCACAACATCGCGCTCATCCATCTCAACATGCTCAATGTAATTGAGATTCATTCCATATAATTTTTGTGTCAGAAATGCGAGACCATTTTCTTCACCCAAATCTGATTGTTCCAAGTCACCAGTTACAATCAGTTTTGTATTTTCCCCGATGCGTGTGAGAAGCATCTTCATTTGATTTGGGGTACTATTTTGCATTTCATCAGCAATAATCACCGTGTTGTTAAATGTGCGTCCTCTCATATAGCCGAGGGGTTCAATGGTGATACACCTATCCATTTGATTGTGGGAAAGGTACTTTTCAAAAATGTCAAACATTGGTTTTGTCCAAGGTTCCATCTTTTTATCCATATCACCTGGGAGATACCCCATATCCTCGTCCGCCGCGACTATTGGACGAGTGAGAATTACTTTACCCCTAAATGCTTCATATATATGCTCAATGCCAATGTGACACGCGAGCATCGTTTTACCCGTACCCGCAGGACCCGTACCCACAACTATAGGCTTTGGTGACCTAAGTGCCAACGTGTATTTACATTGACCAGCAGTCTTGGGAAAGTTCATCTTATATATTAGTTAAAGTTTTTTTCCTTAAATATTTTAAGATGTCTTCGTATCACTTAATTCAAATGAAACCCACAAAAACTTATTTGAGTATTGTTGATCCAAACAAGAAGTCTCGTTTTGTCTGTTTCAGTGACAGGAAGACGGCAGATGCATTCATGGATTATGTGACACATTTTCGTTCTAAACATGGACACTGGCCAAATATGGATATGTCCAATCGGTTTGCGCGCGTCAGGAGTAAGTCGGGTATTAAAAAAAGAACCCCAGATGAACTCAAAAACTATTTAAGTTTGGAATCTTTTGATTATGAGAATATTGACGATATGGCAAAAAGAACAAATGTTTCGTTCATTTGCGTCACCAATTTTGCATACCTTCCAGATAGCCATGAAACTCAACTTGTGAGTTTTTCGGGACAGGAATGGGATGGTGAAGCAGACGAGAGTCTTTACAGAGATATTTTGGAGTTTAACTTAAAAGTAAAGTGAGATGTAATTGAAATAGAAAATGTGTGGCATTGTAGCCCTCTTTGGTGAGAAGCGGGATGTACCCAGTGAACTTCTCACCCACCGTGGTCCTGATGATTACCGCACAGAGACCATGGGTAAGTGCCAGATGGATTACTATCGTCTCGCAATCAACGATCTAACCAACGCGGGTATGCAACCGTTTGTTCGTGAAAAGCGCATGTTTATGTGTAACGGTGAAATATACAATCACCGCTCTTTCCGTAGCGGTGAAGAGAAAAGTCGGAGTGACTGTGAAGTTGTCATGAATCTCATTCACACTCTCGGAATTGAGAATACTGTTAAATCTATAAATGGTGATTTTGCATTGGTATATACCGATGGTAATCGGATCTTAGCTGCACGGGATCCAGTTGGTGTGAGACCTCTATTCTATACCAGGTATACCAAGGATTCAATTGCCTTTGCAAGTGAAGCGAAGGCGCTCTTATTTTTGGGAACGCACATTGACATTTTCCCACCGGGTCATTTCTATGATTCTTATGTGGACAAGTTTATTTGTTATCACACTGGGTATTGGAATATTCACAAGTTTTCTGCGACAAAGAATCTGGAAAAGATTCGGCACACCCTTGAAGATGCTGTACACACGCGTTTGGACAATACAGATCGTGAAATAGGATTCCTTCTCTCGGGTGGTTTAGACAGTAGTCTCATCGCAGCCATCGCTGCTCGCAAACTTGGTAGAATTCGGACATTTTCCATTGGTCTCGAGGGAAGTCCAGATGTGGAAGCTGCTCGTAAGGTGTCAGACTTTCTCGCTACCGATCACACCGAGGTGACCTTTACGATTGAAGAGGGACTTCAAACTATTCGTAAAGTTGTACACTCCCTAGAGTCGTATGATACCACAACTGTCAGAGCTTCTACACCCATGTGGCTACTATGTAAGTACATCAAAGAAAATACAGATTGTCGGTATATATTCTCTGGTGAGGGGAGTGACGAGATTTTGGGTGGATACCTTTACTTCCACAACGCACCGAGTGTTGAGGAGTTTGCGTGTGAAAACATGAGACGCCTCCATCTCATCCATCAATTTGATGGATTGAGGGCAGATCGCTGTGCGGGTGCGCATGGTCTTGACCTCATCGTTCCATTCCTAGACAAAAATTTTATTCAATGTTGTATGGAAATGAACCAGACATTGAAGATGACAAAACTTGAGAAACAGGTTCTCCGAGAAGCATTTGCGGGATATCTCCCTGATGAAATACTTTGGCGACAAAAAGACGGGATGAGCGACGCGGTTGGAACGGGGTGGGTCGGGGCAATCAAAGCACACACAGAGAAGTCTATGAGTGACAAAATGTTTACGATTACACAAAGTATGTGTACACACAATACACCTCTTACAAAGGAAGAAGCGTATTACCGCGAACTATTCTGGATGTACTACACTTCACAAAATGATCATCTCATTTCAGAGATATGGCGACCAAAATGGACACATGTAACAGATCCAAGTGCGCGTCTACTTATAGAAAAGAATCCCAAGTAATATAAATATGGCCGAGTTTGTTAAGAACTTTGATTGTAAAAACGAAGAGCATGTGATGTGGCTCAAGAAGGTTGGTGACGTGATGACAAAGCTCACAATGGGTGAAAAGGCTGATCTTGTATCAATGGTAAACAGTAGTCCCCTTAAAGATTCACCTAAAATGACAAATCCGGCCGACTGGGCGTATATTCATTTCCAGTTAGCTATGAAATATAGTACAGCTGTACTAAGCTGTGATGCGTTTATCCCTGCGAGTGAATCGAGTGTAGTGGTCTAGAGTAAAATCTTTGGGATTTGAGTTTTCATCCATGCGTACAAGTAGTATTGAACCTCCAACTTTTTCCTGATCAAATGGTGATGGAAGTGTATTTTCATTTAGAATCTCACCATGTTGTGACTTCAATATGACAACATCTATATCAGGCCACTGGCCTATAAATGTTGGCGCCCCCCCAAGCAAAGTAAAAATTTCATTTTTTACCGGGTCAATGTCTAGGTCGATTTCTCGTATATCCCCTAATGTTTGTTTTATCAATATTGCCGCTGTCATCTTGAAATCACACGACAAAAAAATATTTACGATTATTAAATGAATAACACACAACGAGGCACTTGGATCTTGACCGCAATTGTGTTGATGATCATTGTCACGTTTGTTTCGGTTCAAATGTCTGAAAAATATCGCTCACCCCAATCAGATTACCGTTATGGTTTAATCGATACGAACCCAGTTCGTCGCACTGGTGAGTTTTTTGATACCTGTTCTCCTGAAAACATGGCGGACTGTAAAAGAAATAATCCTTATGAAGGTCTTCCACTGCCCTAAGTCATTTAAAACTTTACATAAATTATAGTATAAACATGGAGAACCCAACGCGTCAGTTTGTTCTCGAACGCCTTTCGACTCTCCTCGAGATTCCGGATACAGATACGTTATGCATCAATCTCGAGAAAAGTATATTAAACTACACAGTGAGACGCTTCGAAGAAATTGATGTCCCCAGTTGGGAAAATCATAAATTCGTTAACATTTATAAACATAAGTTTCTTCAGTTACAGTACAATTTGAAAAGATCACCACTTCTTAAATCACGGATCGTTGATAAGAAAGTGAAAACAAAGGATGTGATCGATATGAGACCTGAAAATCTCTGGCCCGATGGACCTTATGCAATGAAGATGCAGGAGAGAATTCACAAGGAAATAAGGAAGGCCTACCTCGCACAGGAACTTAAGAATCAAGAAGGCTTCTTCACATGCGGTCGCTGTAAATCAAAGAAAACTACGTATTATCAGCTTCAAACTCGGTCTGCGGATGAACCAATGACAACTTTTGTGAGTTGTCTGAATTGTGATAAGAATTGGAAGTGTTGATGTAGTACACAGAATCTGTCCAATCAGTTGGCATGTCACCAACAGATAATACAAAGTTATAGCCTAGTTTTTTCTTCATGATAGTTTTAGTCTTGGCACTTGTAAAACCCAAGTAATCATACACAATTCCATGTGATTTAAGTTGTTCCACGGTCCACGTAATGACCTGTTGAAATCCGGGTCGTGCTGTAATGATTATAATTTTATATCCCAAACTTCTCATTTTATGAAGTAAGTCTATGATTGGTGTATTTGGTTGTCCGTTTGTCCATATGAGTGTATCATCTATATCAAACATGGCTGCGTCATTGGGACCCGCTGGACCAAACATTAATATTATTAAAGATTTAAATACTGATTTTTAAAGACATGCTCGTTGACATTCAATGTGAAGATGACACCGTTCAAATTGCGGATCTGACACGCGATGAAGATGGGTACGATGTTGAAGTTCGTTTTTTGAGATGTATTAAAGGTGGTATATTTGATTTTGATGATGAAATTTCTATAATTCCCAAAGAATCTATAACTGGTTGGTACGATACAGATAAATTGGAAGATACGGAATTATTTGTAAAAGTTCCGGGTGGATATGAACTCATCGACGACAGTGAAGATGAAGACTTTGTGTGTTCGGAGTCCGACGATTCTGAAAGTGAATCTCTCGTTGATGAAGATGATGAGGCTTAAATAATATAATCATTTTATTCGTATGGAATGTCCGGTGTGTTACACATCGAAGACAAAATATAAACTCCTTTGTGGTCATTCCTTTTGTTATCAGTGTATTACCCACTGGTACCAAGAGTGTCGAAGACATACATGCCCTATATGTCGACAGGATATTTGCTTTGAATTGAATGAAAATATCCGAGAGGTTCACGTACAGTGTGCACCAAATTCTAAGATAGATGATTATGTAACATTTCACAAATTACTAGAAAAGTTCACCGGGTATCACATAAAAGATGTCGCTTACTTAAAACGACAGGATTGGGTTGAATGGGTCATGGAACATAGAGCTAAAGAACAATTATATACAAAGTATATATTCTATGGATTACAAGGAACCAAAGAAACGAGTCACCAAAAACGACAAGAAGAACAAAAAACCTGTATATTCTCAAAAGCATATAAGGATTAAATCTTCTGTGTTAGAAAAGATACACGATGAAAATATTTTTTATGTGTACACACCCAAACCAGGGGACGGGTTATGCAAGAGTGGCAAATAAACTAACAAATTACTTGGCGGATTTACCAGGAGTTGAAATTGTTTACTATGCTTTTCAGAATTATCCCGGACAAGATATCAAGGATAGGTTTATTGATCCACGAATAAAGTTTTACGATGCAATCGAAATCGATTCTGAATCACCGAAGGGTTTTGGTGATAAGGGTATCTTACCCACTATCATCAAAGAAAAGCCTGACGTTCTATTTTTGTATAATGATTTACCGGTGACTACGATGATTATGGATATGATTCCTCCCGAACACATGCCCCCCAAAAAATATGTATACTTGGATATTGTATACCCGTGGGAAAGACTATCATATTATGATAGACTGAAACACCATAATCCAGATGTTATATGGGTATTTTTAGAGTGTTGGAAAAAGCATCTAGTTGAGGACCTTCACTTTGAAGAGAGTAAAGTGGCCGTTCTTCCACATGGTGTAGACTTTGAAAGATTTGTTGATGTTCCACGCCACGAGGCCAAGGTGAAATGGGGGTTTGATAAGGATGACTATATAGTTATAAACATGAATCGCAATTCGTATAGAAAACAGTGGTGTACGACTATAAAGTCTTTCTTGGATTTTCTACGTGAACAAAACATGAATCCCAAAATTAAGTTATTCTGTGGTTGTATGATAAAAACAGATGACGGATATGACATACAAGAACTTGTATTACTTGAGTGTATTCGTAGAGGTATGGATCCAGGCGTTGTTCTTAATAAGCATATTTTCATAAATGTAAAACCACTCCATCTCACAGATGACGAAGTGAATACGGTTTATAATATGGGTGACGTTGGAATGAATACGTGTTGTGGTGAAGGTTTTGGTCTCACAACTGCCGAGCATGCGTATTTCAACCGACCACAAATTGTCTCGGGTGTCGCAGCTCTCAAAGAGACACTTGACGGAATTGCATATATAGTCGAACCAGTTATCTGGACCACGGTTTCATCCTTTGAATCTCATTCGGGTGATATTGCTGTTTTCGATTCGCGTGAATTTACAAAACATTTAAACGAATGTTATAAAACTCGTGACAAAGTATCACTTGATTCACGATCTCATATTAAAAATAATTATTCATGGGAAAATGTATATAAGGTTTTAGATGGTTATTTCAGAAAGTAAATGGCACCATATCAACCACCTAGTAGCCATTATTCTGAAATGAATGTGTCAGAGTATGATGACGAGCATATCTTTGCTTTCATCGGAAAGACTGGAAAGCGATTTTACTGGCTCACACGATTCCTCGATCTCGATTATCTTTGGTACGATAAACATCGGAAAGTCATCGAAATTTGGGGACCGTATCACTCCCATCTCAATAAACAATCCGAACACGTCATAAGGTGTGAATTGGATTTTTTTGAACCTAAGTTAGAGAATACATTTACAAATCAACAACAACATGAGTATGTACAAGAGACCACCTCTGCGTGTTAGGGAAGAATATATTCGGAAGATTCACGACCCTGTGAAACTCCGAGATTGCAAAATATTTACAAATGAACCAACAAAATGGTACACACAAATAAAACAACCTGTGTATCAAAAGGATGTGTATCTCACTCTTTTGAAAAAAAACTATGAAACGTGTGGTGTTGAGTACAAGGAACCTGATATACCAGAATATGTACCACCGGTTGTACAAGAAAAACTCAAAGAACCTATGATATCATATGTTGATCACGTACATATGAAGCTTCGTATTTTAAAAAGTGGCATTATTCGTGTAAAGTTGGATACATCTTTTGCAAGTATGTATGAAAAGTATTACAGTAAAAATAAGTTACCACCTATAAAAACTCTTATTCAAGCGTACAAATCGATGGGATTTAGTGAAGCTTTTCTCACACAAGTGAATAAAAAATATGAACGGAATCTTGCCTTCTTCAAACGGGTATCACCAGCTATTGATGCTATCTTTAGTAAGGAGCCTGTCAAAAAAGTAAAAAAGAAGAAAAAAGAAGAGGTTGAGGTTATCGAAGATGATGAGATTCCGGTGGACGAAGAGCCTGATGATCCCGATGAGGATGACGATGATCCGGGTGAAGATGGTGAGATGGATGTAGAAGTTGACGAAGACATAGAAGATGAACAACCACCCGAAGATGTCTATATTTCAGATGGCGATGATTAGTTGCGTTTGAGGGGTGGAAGTCTAACACCTAGAGATCGAAGAGAGTTTCGCTTTTCTCTTGATAACACTGTATCTCGATCTTTTTGATATTCAAGCCATATAAATAAATCTGGCGCTCCGTCAACTTCAGATAGGATGTTTAAATGTTTATGCGTACGGTGGAAATTATTGAGTTTCGTAAACATTGTAAGCCAGTGATCTTCTGACGGATATATCCATTCGTTACTGTGTTCCACATTTTCTAGATAGTCTATAGCGCGTTGTAAAAATACATCGTAAAAATCATTATAATCAAAGTCTGTAACTTCCATTATGGGAGGATCTATAATAAGTTCCAATTCGATAAGTTCTATTGGAAATGCCCATTGTATCATTTCAATCGCATCCGTGCTTGACATGATATATCGTATCATATCCGCTGTGAGTAAACCTCGTTCCCTCTTCTTTTTATTCTTGTTATGTTTCTTGTGATTTGCATTGAGATAATCTTCACGTAACAGTTGAAACGAATTTTCAATGATTATCTCTTGTAATTCGATAGGTAGTGTATCCCATAACGATTGCTGACTCATCCCTAAAATCTCTTGACATTTTAAATTTTATGAACCTAAGTCCCCCATCACATTAAAAAATCCAATTAAAATGTTCATCACCAACGTTGTCGTTGATGAACATATTCTTGACCGGGGTATTTTTAGAGATCTAAAAGAAGCCCTCGATTACGCTCAAGAAACTACGAAGCACAAGGTTTGGGAAGTTGGTAACGGTCAGTTTTATTACGGAAACGTTGAAACAAAAGTTTACGAATTGAATCACTGTGTATCATCTGATTACAAGGATGAACATATTTTTTCTTTCTCTCGACCCATCAAAAATAGCACAAATGTCGTGTGATCAACACGTCGTCAAGATACAATTGGAAATTGTACAGATGCTCTATATGGCCTGGCATTTCGCGCAGCAAGAAGAATACATCGCGAAATATGCACCATTCACTAAAGATGGTTCAAGGAGAGGTTACAGACCTGCACACCCCAAACATCCAATGACGATGTGGGTCGCTTCAAGTTTAGAAAATTACATCTATGCGTGTAGGATTGGGATCGCTTTGACCCTCGAATACACGTATAGATATGGTAAAATACACACATGTGCTAGACATCTCTTATGGTTATACGATAATCACCCTTCATATTTTGAAGAACGACGAAGTGAGACAGCGTATTATTCCGATGAAGGTATTCCTGAGTGTATGCCCGAAGAGTATAGGCAGTCAAACATTGTTGATGCATATCAGTTGTATTATATGGTTGAGAAGATGTCCTTTGCTCGATATAAAAACATGGCTTCTGGTCTCCGCTCAGGTGTTCCATATCCCATAGATTCCAAATAACTAGGTATATTACTGTTTTCATAATCATGTATTTCAACGAGAATCATAGGCATGTGTGTCTTAATAATATTTTGCGCGCCTTTTATAGTTTGTAGTTCGTGTCCTTCAACATCGATTTTAATAATTGATGGTGTACCGGTGTATATGTCATCCAAACGTTTACAACGCACATCAATTTTCTGATTTCCTAGACTTTCATGCATAGTCAAAGAAGTTCCACCGTAGTTAATTTTAGTTTCCGTTTGACACCCCCTCTCTGGTATATACATGGATGTATCACCTTCTACATCCGAGAGTGCATATGCATATATAAACACGTTATTTTTCAATACATTATTTTTCACATTAATATTTACTATTTCGTAATACACAGGTTCAAATGTGTGTACAGGTCCATAGTCCGAAAACATTAGGGTGTTGTATCCTATATTTGCACCTATATCTATGATATCGGTTCCATCTTTGTAATTGTTTTTAATGTCTTCTCGCATCCACCCATCCCATTCGTGTCCACATGCTATGCACGGTCCTATATATTCATCGTTCTTTATAATAGCCACATTATATATCCCATTATTTACCTGAACAATGTCAATGTCGATAGACATTTATGTGTAAAATCAATTAAAACTTTAAATGTAATAAAAGTAAACAATGTTCAGCATTGGACAAAATCTTTCAGCACCCCCACCGCGTGTGAGAAGACAAGAACCCAAACGGGAGTACAAACCTCGCACATATAGTGAGTTTATCAAGGGTCTTAAGAATGGGGAACTTCCAGAAGTTCTCATTCGCCCTAATCAAAGCATCGCAGCTTTTGAAGATAACGAGGGAAATTATGGTGATGTCCAAATCATTCAAAACCAAGATTTGTGGCAAACCATCGCCGAAAGTGATACCAATGTTCGGATTGATATGACACAAGACACTTCTATCTCAGACGTAATCTCCATGATATTCTTGTTATCTTTTATCTTTTTCATTTTTCGTACACTCTTTTCAGGTGGTGGCACGGGTGGAATGCCACCAAATCCATTCCTAAAAACTCAAGAATTTAACGCGGAAGATGAGATTGAGACTCGTTTCACCGATGTCGAAGGTATTGATGCTGCCAGAGATGAACTCGAGGAAATCGTGGATTTTCTTAAGCAACCCGAGCGATACTTTGGGAGTGGTGCCAGGATCCCACGGGGCGCTCTTCTCGCTGGTAAGCCTGGCACTGGAAAGACTCTCCTTGCACGCGCTATCGCCGGGGAATCAAATGTCCCCTTCATTCAATGCTCCGCCGCAAACTTTGTGGAGATGTTTGTTGGTGTCGGCGCTAAGCGTGTGCGAGATCTCTTTGAAGTCGCTCGCGAAAATCAACCGTGTATCGTTTTCATCGATGAAATTGATGCAGTTGGCAAGCAGCGCGGTGCCGGGGGTATGCCCTCAAACGACGAACGGGAACAAACTATTAACCAACTTCTCACCGAGATGGATGGATTTGATAACGAGACTGGTATTGTTGTGATCGCGGCTACCAATCGCGTGGACATCCTCGACGATGCCCTTCTTCGCCCCGGTCGATTCGATCGTAAGATTCAGGTGTCTTTGCCGAGTGTCCGCGGTCGTGAGAAAATCTTGGGTGTTCACGCCCGTGATAAAACGTTGGCCGAAGATGTTAAGTTGGCAACGATCGCTAGACAAACAACTGGATTTTCCGGTGCTGAGTTGGCGAATCTCCTCAATGAATGCGCTATCCGCGCAGTTCGTGACGGTAACGGTACAATCACAAACGAAATTGTTGAAAATGTCTATCAGCGTATTGTTGTGGGCGCTAAGGGTGATACAAAGTTTTCACCGAGAAAGAAAGAACTTGTCGCTTACCATGAAGCCGGTCACGCGATCGTCGGTGCTATGATGCCCGACTATGATCTCGTACGAAAGGTTTCAATCATTCCTCGTGGGGATGCCGGTGGAGTGACCTTCTTTCAACCCTCGGATGAAAATGCTGAGAGTGCGATGTATACCAAGGAATATCTCACTTCTCAGATCACTGTGGCACTCGGTGGTCGTGCAGCGGAAGAGATTGTGTATGGCCCAGAACGAATCACTACGGGTGCTTCGGGTGACTTTGCACAAGTCTACATGATCGCCCGTGAGATGTTGACGACTTATGGTTTCAGTTGTTACAATTTTGATTATCGTAACATGTCAGGGGAAGCCGCGCGCCTCGTAGACATGGAGATTGACAGACTTGTTGATAGTTGTTACAAAGACGCAAAGGCTATTCTCGCCACACACAGAAATGATCTTGACGAACTCAAGAATAAGCTCATCGAAGAGGAGATCGTCGATGGTCAATGGGTCTATGAACTCATGAATGGAACTTCTAACGTGTCTCGTTTGTGGTCAAGTTTGGATGAAGTTTAAATAATTTTGTGATGATATACTAAGGATGTCCGGTCGACGTAGAAAAATACCAATAAAAGACCCCCGAGAAAATAGTCTTATTAACGGATTGAAAAAACTTGGTTTGTCGAATACATATATAACTAATAAAGTTCAGCAGTATAAAAATTCACTCGCCCCCGATAAAAATGGGCTAATTAAAAAAATATTAAATAAAGCCAAAGCAGATAGAAATTTGACTCTTATAAAAAAAGAGAAAAAGACTCAATTAAAAAAGGAACGAGGTATAATTCCCACGGCAAAAAAAAGTGAAAAGTTGACGACGCTTACAACATATATACAGACTTTGAGAAATGCGAATTCCGGAAAAAATAACACATCCAAAGGTGCTTATGCATTTTTGTCAAATTTATACAGGGGACATGGTAGAATGAACGAAAATCGTTTTAATACCATTTTAAAAGGGGGTGATAAAGGAATATCTAATTACATAAAAAAACAACACACTATTTTGACCAAAAATTCTTCGATTCTTAGGGCCGAAGAAACAACATTTGATTTCGAAATGGATTCTGAATTATTACACGATCTTTTGTTCATGATATATCTTGATATGAGACATGATCGGTTATTTACGGATAGTTTTAATAACTTTCTTGCATCTGAAATAGTGAAAAAAATACTAAAAGATACCAAAGATATACCAAATATTAACACACAAAGTAAACTTATAAAAACCTTAGTACGCGAAGGGGTATTCGAAATTAAAAAAAAAGATGAAATAAAACCACCAGCTACATTAGAAGACAAATTCAAAAATAAGTTAAATGTTATATGGGGTGGAAGTCCACCGATTCAAATAAAAAAAGACAAAATAAAGAGTGGTTTACTCCCCCTTGCAAAAAATTTATCAAAGCCAATTTACATATCCATAGATGCCGAAGGGAGTCAAAAATATATATCTACACTCCAAGGCACTTCAAGATATGGGAAACAATATACGCAATATTACGCCAAGAGACTTTTCACTGTACCAAACTTAATAGATCCGGGTATAAATTTTGTGTTTGATAACATATCATCTAGGATATTTAGACCAAATGAGTCTGGTGGACCTTACACACCTTACAAATTTAATTATCAAAAGTTTAAATTTAATTTTGGAAATTATTTTACAATAGTTATTGGTCCAAATGATAGAGGTACTGGATTTATATGTACTTTGAATGATAGTCCTATACCCGTAGGTACTACGAAAAGCAACGCACAATTAAATAATCCAATTGGAAAAATAGCTAAAACTTTTGGTGATTTTTTACAAATACTTGTAAATTCGGCTTTATATAAAAACGGCAAAAATGTAGTCGGTGCCACAAGTGATGGTAATTTTGTGGCTATGACAGGGTTTGTCCAAAGAGAACTGTTCGGTATTACACCACGTTTAATAGTTGATAGAACGACCAAACTTGGTTCTTTTAATTCCTCAATCGATGGTATTTTCTTATTTGGTCTTGATGATTATATAAAAAGACCAAACAATGCGACGAGAAGCAATTCTCGTGCTACAACAAAAAACAACACACGAGTAAACAAAAACAATAATAACAACAATAACAATGCGAGTAGCATCAATCAACGCGGACAAAAGAGGGTGAGAAATAACAATGCGAGTAGCATCAATCAACGCGGACAAAAGAGGGTGAGAAATAACAATGCCAATGTTAATCAACCACCAGCTAAGAAGATAAATGTCACGCGTAACAGATTAATCCAAAATCTTAAAAAGAAAAGTCTTCCAAACTTTGTGATAAATGGTCTTGTCAAGAGTTATGATAATAAACA